TGCGTCACCTTCAATGACATTACTGATCTTGCCCGGCACTACGGCTCCACAAGCCTAGAGGATCTGGGACGAGCCTTCTACGACGAGACCTCCTTCGGAGTGAACACCACCTTCCTTGCGGCGTGTCACCCTACCCTGAAAGAGATATACTACGAAAGCGGGGAGCATCCTGCGACTCGCCCCCTCCCGAACATATGGGCAGGCCACTTCTGCACGGGTATCCGTTTTGGAACCATTGTGGAGGGATCTGATGCCGAGTTTACCGCAAGTGACCTGCACTTTCCCATCTCCCTCGCTGAGATACAAGAGGCCTACGACTTCCTCAACAATCTCTACGACGAGGCCACGGACGAGGCTCAGGCTGTCTACGAGCTGGCGGCAGCGGCTGAGGAGGTATACGGCCCAGACGATGGCGAGCCCTACAATCCTGATGGGCCGAGATACCTAGACGCAAAAACAGAAAACCCTATCGACTGATTATGGCTAAAAGCAAAATCTTGCAAGAGGCAGAAACCCTTGCAACCCGTGAGCCCTACGGATTGAGGCTCCGTCAAATCAATCCTACCCGGGCCTGCCTTGGGCCTTACATTGCAAGGCGCAAAAGGTCAGGGGGGCCATGGTCTCTGAAATATCAGAAGCGCCTCCTATGCTCAGAGGATATTAAGATCCTCTTTCTTCTCCTCATTAAGGAGATCGACAAAAGGCCCCTGATTAGGAAGCCTTTGCAAACTTACGATGCCACCTTGCCCAAGGCCCGGAAGGACGTTGCAACTTGCGACGACCCCGAGCTGGATTCCTACTACTGGAATCGGGGCAGGTGCCGTTATTGGGACCACTCGTTGGTCTCTTAACCTTTCTGGCCCCTTGCCACGCGAGTCGCTTGGGGCCTGCGAACGCCGAACGGCATGGGTAAAGTGGCCCATGTCATCCCCCATTATGGCACGTTGTTGGAGGGGGAACCCAGTCGGGGGATAATACCGACACTGGTTGATGTAGCTCAGGCCATATTAAAGAACCGTGCTGCGAGGAGATGCCCCCCGCCTCTCCCATGTAGGTAGACCCCGCATGAATAACCAACCCGGAAAAAAGGGGGGGCACCATTTCAACCTAACCAGCTAATCAACATGAAATTGCAAGAAATTCTCCAGAACCTCAGCCTCGCCTCCTGCCCCCACGGCAGGACCCGGGGACCGTATGTGCAACTTTGCCAGCACATTGAAAAGCTCCACGCGGAGCTTGAGAAGAACCCTCACTTCGTCGCCGCATTGGCAGAAGAGAAAAAAGAAAACCAGTAATCAGCATGAAGCATATCGAAAAGATCAAATCTGATTGCAAGCATGAGGAAATAAGCCTCGCCCTTTGGGTGATGGTTCTTCTGCTTGGCCTGTCTCACGGGGTCCCTGCCCCGTTTATCGTTTTATTCGCCACCAAGGTTGCAATTGACATCACGTTTCTTGCAATCGCCCTCCTCCTGCTATGGCAGGAATCCAGACCCCGGAAGAAGCGTCTCCCTGAGATGCCCATCCGATACAACATCGAAAACCTACACCGTAGAAAAAACTGAAGCCATGGGATACTACAATGCTAATCCTGCCGAGAGAATCGAACCCAAGTTCCTTTCTGACACCATCACCGCAACCCCTGCTGCCATTGAGGCCATTAGCCCGGATACAGCAGCAGACCTTCTCTATCGCCATTTCATGGGCGACTGGGGGGATGTTGACGACCATGACCGCAAGGTCAACGAGGAAGCCCTTGTTAATAACGAGCGGCTCATGTCTGTATTCAAGTCGGATGACCACCCGACCATATGGATCATCACCGAGCGCGGCCATGAGGTCACTACGGTGCTAACCCCCAACGACTACTAAGCCATGAGTCTTACGCTCCCAACCGGGGTTGCAACACCCCTCCCCCTCCCCTCGTTCTCCCTTAATTGGGAGGACAAGGGCGAGGTGAACACACGACAGGGGCCCCGGCACCTGTTCGTCTCCCCCATGCCTGACGGCTGGTGGGATTATTGGAAACTGCACAAGGATGCTTTGAAAGAGCAGGGGTTTTCTTGCGGAAAGAATGATAGCGGCAAATGGCAGATCACTTGCTGGCTTATTCCGGCCAATTCCTCACCCAAGGCCAACTATAGCGAACTGCTGCTAGAGCTTTCCCGATCAGAGAAGCCCGGAATGGCGTGGAACAGGAGCCCCTTCCCTGAGGGGGTCACTCCATATCCATATCAGCTCGCGGGGATTGAATACGCTTGTGCCCGTCCCCGGGTGATCATTGGCGACGACATGGGTCTGGGCAAAACCATGCAGGCCATTGGGGTTTGCAACGTGACCAACGCCCGAAAGATCCTGATCGTTTGCCCGGCATCTCTGCGCCTCAACTGGAAAGATGAGATCGAGAAGTTTGGAATGGGGCTTCCTGTCCCTCACGCGGTCCTGTCCAAGGCAGACATTCCTGAAATTGCAAACCATGACGCGGTAGTCATTAGCTACGATTTGATGGCCATGGCCCCCGCCCAGAAAATGCTACGCGACCGGGATTGGGATGTGGTCATCGCTGACGAAGCGCACTACCTCAAGAACAAGACGACTAAGAGGGCCACCGGGCTGCTTGGTCTGCCTCCCCGGGCCAAATCCAAAACCAAGGCTCCCAGAGAGGCTATAGCAGCTAAAAGGCACCTATTCCTCAGTGGGACCCCGGTGAGCAATAGGCCCGAGGACTTCTGGAACCTGCTGCGCTTTTGCGCCCCTGAGCATTTCGGGGTGTGGAGCAAGTTTGCAACTCGCTTTTGCGATGCCAGAAGAGTTCCCTTCGGCAGCGGCTGGGATACCAGCGGGGCTAGTAACTTGCAGGAATTGCAAACCATGGTCCGGGGGACATGCATGGTGAGGCGCTTGAAAAAGAACGTCCTTACCCAGCTTCCCGCCAAGACCAGAAAGATTGTCTCTCTGCCCACCCCGGTGGAAACAATCCGAGAGCTTGACGCGCTCACCATGGACTACACAACCAGCGAGAAGACGGTTGCAATTGCAAAGCAGAAACTTGCTGAGGCCAAGCTGGCCGGGGATGCGGACTCCATGGCAAGAGCCGTGGATTCTCTCCGATCAGCAGAGAATGCCTTGTTCACTGAAACCAGCAAAGTCCGGAAGCACATTGGCATGTCCAAGGTGGATGTGTCCGTGGATCATATTCGCAATGCTCTGGAATCGTCCGGAGGCAAGGTGATTATTGGAGCGCACCACAAGCAGGTCATTTCCCGTCTCCGCGAGGAGCTGGAAGACTTCAAGCCCGTAGTGGTCACCGGAGACACCCCGCCTCAGGACAGGCATGATGCCGTTCAGAGCTTCCAGAATGACCCCTCCACGAAGGTGTTCATTGGCAACATACTTGCAGCAGGAACAGGCCTAACCCTAACGGCGGCACCGCATGTCATTATTGTGGAGCCGGATTGGGTCCCATCTAATAACGCGCAGTTTGAAGACCGCGCCCATCGGATTGGACAGAAAAGCCCCGTTCTTATCGAGTATCTTGCAATGGAGCAGACCATCGACATTCAAATCCTCCGCGCCAATGCCCGGAAGATGGATGTGATCGAGCAAGCCATTGATAACGATGGGGACACCCCCCTAGACCCACGCGAGGTGAACTACGGCCCCAAGGGGCCAGCGGAACCCTCTAGGTCTGTTGCTGAGCGAGAGCAGGATGATAGCGACAAGCGCAAGCGAACCATGAAGACCATGGCGCTAGGCAAGTCGCTTTCCCCGGGAGAGCTGACCACGGCCCATATTTGCGTTAAGCACGTTGCAAAAATGGATGGCGACCACGCCTCTGCTCGCAACGATGTTGGGTTCAATAAAATGGACTCCGAGTATGGCGGGAAACTGGCTAGAAAACGTCTAGAGAGCTTGACGGATTTCGAGAAGGGGCGTATTTGTGCCCTTGCTTGGAAATACAGAAGGCAATGCGACCCGGATTGGGTGAATCGCCTCAAAAAGCCCAGCTAAACCACACATCAAACCACATGAACATATTCTATCTAGACCCAGATCCAGTCGAGGCTGCTCGTATGCAATGCGACAAGCATGTAGTGAAAATGGTTCTTGAAACAGCCCAACTCCTCAGCACGGCCCATAGGGTCCTTGACGGGGACGATGTGGCTGAATCCAAGGGCCTCTACAAAGCCACACACAAGAACCATCCCAGCGCAGTATGGGTCCGGTCTTCGTGTGCTGCTTATGCTTGGACTCGCCAGCACTTTGAGGCCTTGCTCCTAGAATACAAGTTGCGCTATGGCAGGGTTCACGCTTGCGACAGGCTTTGCCGCGAGCTTAACCATGAGCCCCAAAATATACCGCAACTATACTTCGATCCCCCGCCGCAATGTATGCCCGACCAATACAAGTCGGACTGCGCGGTTACCTCTTACCGGGCTTACTATGGAGGAGAAAAAAGGAGCTTTGCAAAGTGGTCTCGTGGAAATTGCCCATCGTGGTTTAACCCTAAGCAGCCGAATCCATGATTCCACACACGATCTCCCAAACAAAGGAGCTAGGGAAAAGCATAGCGCGTATGTTCGTGCTACGCCTTACGCCCTTGCAAATCATGCTTCTCGTTGAGGCCCGTTATTCTGAGGGGGCCTTATCTAAAGGGCAGCACTTGTTTGCTAACAGGGTCCGCAAAAAATGCGAGGCCCTTTACGATGGCCGGGGAACACCCCCTCCATCTCGTCAAGCCTTCTGGGATGCGTTCCGCGCATTGCAAGATAGAGGCTTTTTATACATCGCCCCGCACAAGCCGGGCACAAGCAAAAGGGCAGTTGCCCTTACCGCTGAGGGCGAGTCCCTCTTCACATATCCGAAATCAACACATCCATTTGCAACATGAAACAACTACTTACCATTGATTGGGATGCATTCATCCCTGAGCCAATTGAAGCCGACCTTGGCCACAACGAAAGTCTTCTTTACCGGGAGATACTGTGGGGCCACCGGGGATACCTTGAGCCCATTATGCAGCTTAGCAAGTTTGCAAGCGGGTTCTTTGACGGAATGGACCTGAGCCGGGTCCCCATTTACATCTCAGACAGTCACATGGAGGCGTTCAGCGTCATGTGGCCTGACACATCCCTCCCCCCGGAGGGAGAGTGGAAGGTCACCCTTGTTGATCAGCACCACGACATGTGGCCCTCTAACGAGGACAGGGTCTGTTGCGCCACATGGCTTACGCAAGCCATCGAGGTTGGCATGGTTCGGGAGGTGGACTGGTATTGCCCATCATTCTCCCATTGCGTTCCCACAAAGGGAACCGGGGACGAGGACATGCTTCGCCCACTCTTGAATGATCACGGCGTTGACATGAGCGTCCGTAGCATGGACGAGTGGGAGGAGAACCGTTGCAAATTGCAACCCGATGCAATCCATATTTGCAGGTCCTCCTGCTGGACCCCGCCATGGCTAGATCGGGACTTCCAGCAATTCTGCCTGTCTGCCGCCTTCGGTCAGGGGGAGCGGCAAATAACCACGCTGGGAGAATGGAACCCCGTGGATGTCAGGCCCTCTCCCGTGGATGGCAATGATGCTCACGAAGAGGTTCTAAGGTCCATGATCCCTGATAGGGAAAAGGGTCTGGAGGCCCTTGTCTCCAAGTGCCTTGAATGGGTCAAGGAGTGCGGGGAGCATCCTCACCTGTTTGAGGACCCGGCAAGGCGGGTGAGCGTCATGGCTGGAGAATGTAGTCGTCTGGACTACAAGGGAGTCATGGCGATTTAGCCTTCTCTGAAAAATAATGCTTGCAGGGCCTTCTGCCTCCGGGTAGACGGCTCTCAAGCATGATTACCTTCAAATGTATACAGAGCCCCCTCGGGGTCGCCTGTCGCAAGATCCGCTCGCGGGTCGAAATCATGCTTATGCGACAGGCGATCCCGGGGGGGCTTTTTTTGTGCCGTGATTGAGCGGCTTGCGGCGAGGTAGCGCAATCGTCTTGATAGTTGCGCGGATCACGGGGCCCCTTACCGAACAGGGATGGCCCCCGTCCCCTCCCCCGGGCTAGGAATCTGCTGGGAGGGCAATCCTCAGCTTGCGCCGTTGGCGCAGGGGGACGCAACGGGATGACCCGGGAGTGTAAAACGCGAAAGCGTATGGCTGGCCCGGACGGTGGTCACAGTTGCGCGGAATTGCAATCG